TCAGTTTGCTGCTTTGGAACATGTCCATCTTCAGGATCTGGCGTCTTGGCCATAAGCGCCTGCACACCAATGGCGATGGCTGTGAGCGTCAATGCCGTGGCCAGCGGCACTGCAACACTCAAAGCCGCTGCTGACATTCCAAGTGATGTGAACACCGATAAGAAGAATGGCGTAAAGATAAAATCTTTGCGCGGTGGACGGCTTCGAACAAGCGAAACGCAGTCCGCATGCCATAGCGATGTGCTGGTATTCAGATGATCATATTTTCGCATCTTATCTCAATGTCCATGCTGCAACGTGATCGAGATGTTTTGCAACGACACCGCGTTGCGCCATCACAGCCCAAAGCGGCCCAAAGCGAATGCTGCCGATTTCTTTAATGATTTGGTCTATGCCCGAGGGAGCAGTAACGACCCCAATGTCGCCATCTAACGGCGTCTCAGTGCGCCGGAACCCAAGTGCTGTTAGCTTATCTTCATAAAGAGCAACCATCCCGCCATGCGCTTTGATGAGAGCATTGGCCGATTTGATGCTGCCATACGTTCCGCGAAAGGATGCAGCAGGATCGACACCAGTGCATTCGCTCACCCATGATGCGCAAAACGTTGTGCAATCCTCTCCCATCCATCCACCGAATTTGAATTCATGCGGTAGTAACAAGAAGTCTTTCAGGTTCATCGGATTGCCTCAGTAATTCGGCCAGATCGGTGCGACGCCGCGAGCGAGCCGCGATATCTGTTTACACAGGCCATCATCGGGAGAAATCTCACGCTGCATGATGTCGTTCCATTCAGCACGCGCTGGACGTGAACGAGTGGATTCACCAGTTGCAACAGAGAGACTAAGGACGATGGACTGGTTTTTATTGTTTGTTACGATTTCGCTGCGCTCACCGACATGCGAAGCCGTACCCCACCAGATCGGAATGATCTTGCTCATTGGCTGATAATATTCGTCCAATGTGGTGATGCCGATGTAACAGCGCGCACCGCGCACAGCCGGAATACTATCGAGCAGCTTTCCAGCTGTGTCCGGATCAATGCCTGACAATGTGAAATCGACGCTATCGGCTTGACCGTTTACCAGCACTTCCAGCGTCGGAACGCCGATAAGTCGCCCAGCCCCCAAATAAACCGTGCCATCACCATCCAGACTGTCAAAGCCAGCTGGAATATCGTTGATCCCAAACCAGACATGAAGGGCTGGCGTAGTTTCAACGCGCAGGAAGATGCCGAGCACATGGCTACCCTTCATTGCACTGATGATAACATTCGGAACCCACCCCATTAGAATGCCTCCTCAAACTGGATGCTTTGCTGGATTGCGTAAAAGCTTTCCGAAACACTTGGCAGTGTAAAATCGGACGGAAACTTCGCTGCAAAGCGAGGTCGCGCAAATTCCACACGCGTGCCCGCAGTGACGGCTTCGCGCAATGGCGGGCTGATTGCCAGCGAATAAACAGGCACCTTGTTTGCCGATTTCGATAAAATCTTCCAGTAACGATAAGCGCGCCAACCTTTGGTTGGATGGAGAATTGAAAACCAATCAGAATATCGAAGATCGCGGCTTAGACCATCGACTTTCATATTAATTATTCCGGCATTCGGACCCGCTGCGGCGGTAGTTGTTCCGAAGACAGTAACTTGCGAATAGCCAGTGTCGTCGGAAAACTTGGAGCGGTCCGAATGCGGAATACCCTTGATGATGTCAGCAGGCATGCCGTTGATGATTGGAAAAGGCCCATAGAAATCGGTGATGATCGGAACGTTTATAAAGCGAAAGCTGCCATTCAAACGCGCACCAAGCCAATTGATATATTCATATTGCATCGGCCAATTGATTTTGCAGTCTTCATAAGAGGCGGTGAGCAAGCCACCGCCACTTAATTCAATGGATTGGCTTTGCCCTGACGTGTTGCGTCCGCCTTCAATGGCAGAGCCTTTCACGTCAGCGCTGACACGTTGCGGATAGATCATATCAGCAAGCAGTGTCGGGAGTCCGGTATATGTTGCCATCAGCCCTTCCTGCTTCGATATTGCGCATCAAGCGTACCCTGCCCGCCACGTGCTTGCTGGATATTGTAGGTGGACAAGCCACTACCAACGCCCTCTTTGACCAACTCGCGGATATGAGCGTCACCGCTGGCGCCATTAATATGCACCTGCAAAACACCCGGATTGCGGTTGTTTTCGTTGGAAGCCGATATGCGAGGACGAAGCGTGGGAGCCACTGGAGCCACAACCGGACGCGGGCCAATCATGCCGCCATCTGCACGAAACAGCATCGATCCGGCGTTGATCGCCTGAAGCAGCGGCAAGTTTTTGCGTGTTGCTTCCGCATTCATCATAAATTCGCCGTTGCTGCCCCAAAGCAAAACCTTGTCAGACTTTGGACCGCCCGGACCCTGTATGCGACCACGCGCTTGCTTTGCGCCAATTTGCCCACCTTCGGCAAAGCCAAGGATGCCCAACAAACCGCCGCCACCGCCGCCGCCGAGTATCTTGCTCAGCAGACTGCCAAGGCCACTGCCGATGGAGGACATTAACTGAGTGATGCCATTCGTGATCTGCGAGAATGCAGAGGCGTCGACAGGTTGGTTGGAAACGCCAGTTGCAACTGCGGGAATAGCTTCTTTCCCTGCACCCAAAACGCTTTTGCCGATTTGCGTGATATCATTGCCGAACGTACCGACATTCTTCGAAGCGTCACCCAAGGCCGCATTGAACTTCGTGACATATTCAGGCGTGGTGTTAAATCCATCACTGGCATTACCTGCCTTTGACAGAGGGCGACCGCTAAACCAGACTGAGGCTGCATCTTGCGGATTTCCGTATTTTTTTAACGAAGCTCCAAAGTACTTATTAAACACAGCATCTTGGCTTTCTCGCGAAGCAAGGAATTGCTGAGCTGTCATTTCGGTTCCCGTCGCGCCCTTCGTCCAGGACGGAATGTTGGCACCCATGACCTGATAAGCACCATGTGCGCGATCACCGGATTTCAAAACGGGGCCGAGCGCGCTGTAGTTGCCACCACTTTCAATCTTACGAACGGCAGCAGCGTAAGCCTGCATGTTATTGGTGATTGGTGTTGTGACAGGCCCAGCTTGATTTGCGATTGCCGTTGAGCTTGTCAGACGCGATACCGTTGAGGCGCCTAACCCGAGTGCACCAGACGCTACAGTAGATGGCTGCGATCCACCGCCAACAATCGCATTCGCAACTCGCTGAAACAACGTATCCCAGATTTTATTTGCCTGATTAAGTAGCGCATTACGGATGCTATCTGCCAGCGACTGGCCAATATCGCGGCCACCTGTAACAACTCCGTTTTTGATACCCGTCAGAAATGACGTGATTTCCTCACGCTGATCCTGCTGGCTGTTAAACTGACGGATCTGGTTTGCTTCAGGGCTGTTGAGGTTAGTTGAAAGGCCATACTGCTTAAGCATCTGCGCAACGCGCTGATCATCTTTCGACAATGAAGACATCCAGCCTTGGCTAGCGAGATCCTGAGACAGCTTCGTTTTAGCGAGTGTGTCTGCAAGCTGCTGATAAACCGCGACCTCGCGCTTGATCTGCTCAAGGTTTTCACCAGTGATGCCAGCCTTCTGGGCCTTCTGCAAAGTTTCTAATGCAGCGCGGGCTGAATCGGTTGCAGCTGCGGCCCGCCCTTGCAAATCGATTTCCAACCGCAGAAGATCATTGCGATTGTTGACCGAAGTCAGGAGATTTTCATAAGTCTTTTTGGCCTTTTCAGCGGCAGTTTCCTGCTTTTTGATTGCCTTATCAGGTTCTTGCGATTCACGGTTCGGACGCTGCCCCGGCACAGGAACAGTCGTCGTGTCACCATCAGCATTGATAATGAACTGCGAGCGATAACGCTTGATTGCAGCATCACGTTCACGGATGGCTGCATATTCGACATTCTTATTGCCTCGGGCTTTTACTATTGCCTCATTGTAGCGTTCTTCGATCTGCTCAAGATCGGATTGCGCTGGAAGTGCAATTTTCTTGATTGCTGCCACACTGGTCATCGCCTCTTTGTAGCGATCCAGCTCATCATTGATGCGCTTCAACTGATCAGCAGACAGTTCAACACTTTTGCTCATCACACCGAAGGAAGCGGCATTCTGCCCAAGGCTTTTACCGGTGGTTTCGAGATCTGCGATTAGTTTTAGAAGCTCTCGACCAAGCTTGACCAATTCCTGATTTGCAGGATTAGCATCAATTTTCTCGCGAATAGCGGTGGCGAACGCCACAACCTGCGGCGTGCCATCCTGTATGGTTTTCCCGAAAGCATCAATTTCAGACTTGAAAGCCGTGAATTTCTCACCCGCAACAGGTGCTGCCTTACTGGCCTCTTCCAGTGCACCATTCAGCTTAAATAGCTGCTCATAATATTTCTGGATCTTGGATTGATCCTGCTCAGTCGAGAGCGCAGCGGATAGCGAGCGAATTTTATCTTCGATATCAACGACAGCATTCTGGAATACGCCTGTCGCACCAGACACCATATCAGCCGCTTGGCTTTTAAGTGCGTCGGTCAGGTCAGATTGATCCGTGCGCGCCTGTACGCGCAATTCCAACGGCGTTTTCTTATTGTAGTCCCTTTGCGGCGTCGCCCCATGCCTGCCGGATATCAGTGATGTTCTGCTCATGACTTTTGAGAACTTTTTCAAGTTCTTTAGCCTTATCCTTGCCAGACATCAGATATTGAGCGAGTGCAGCACCGCCAGCAATCAAACCAATGGTCACGAGCGAAACAGGGCTGATTACAGATGCAAAGGCAGACGCCAAGCCCATCACAACCTGACGACCGTTGCCCATCGTATTAAGGATCGCCGACAATTGCGTACCCTGCTGCAAAGCGATCTGCATTGGAGACATGCCCATCGCCGCAGTGACAGCAATATCCTGAAACTGCGCAGCAATGTTTGCTGTCTGGAAACCTGAAGCACCGGTCATCTCACCTGCAACATTGTTATTTGCAGGTTGCTGCATGCGCGGCACAGGCGTTGCGGCAGCTTTATTGCGCGCCAGAATAGCATTCTGATTCTTACGCATTTCAGCCGTATTAATCAGCAGAGACTGACGTTCACGCTCAAGGCCAGACTGAAACTGTTTGGCAGTCGCGTCACCTGCGGTGAATGCTTTAGCGAGTGAATTTACAGCGGCTTCATAGGTATCGACCGCTTTACCCGCCTGCGGATAAAGTGCCTTTACCTTGGCAAGCTCCTGCGTCTGCTTTGACAAAGCTGTGTTGAGCGTCTTAAGCGCGACATTGGCCTTCTTAGAGCCTTCGCCAATTCCCTTTTCGATTTCCTTACCGGCATCGATAAAGGCATTGTCGATCTTAAGGCCAGCCTGAATTGCTGCCTTTTCAATGGTCGCAAGGGTGCCGACAACCTGCTTTGCAGCATTCTTCTGCGCATTAACAAGTTCAGTGGTATCAGTCGAAATACTGATAATCAGGTCGTCGTTTGTCTGCGGTGCAGCCATTTTATCACCCATATTTTGCGATCAGCGCCGCCATTTCCCGATCGGTCGGCGGTGCTGTGTCTTTGACGCCATTGGCTTCGTTATGACCGGTGCACGCATCGAAGAATTCGGTAATCGTTGCCGACCAGACATCATCCGGTCGCCAGCCAAGACCGCCCGTTGCGGTCCGGTACCAATCACGAAATGGCAGAGGGCTGTCTTTGCCGCCTAGACGACGGCTTCCCCGTTTCCCTGCTCACCATCGAAGTGATGGCCAAGCGCTGCAATGAACGCGATTGAGCATGATGCAAAATGCTTCAGCTTTAGCTTTTCAAGAGCAGCGTTCACGTCACCGCGAACTGTCAACAATTCGACAGCTGCAATCGTCGCTTCAACTTCAACGACTGAAAGCCGCAGGAAAAGATCGTTGAGCGATTTGCATTGTAACCGATGCGAAATCGCCGAGAGCGATCCAAGTTCTGCTGCCACAATCAGTTCAACATCATCAATGAAAAGGCGCACTTCGCCCCTCGCCTCATTGCAGGCGAGCTTTGACACCGGTGCAACTGCAACCGGTGTCTTTGCTTTAGGCGGTGTCTTTGTCTTAGGTTTTCTAGCCATTAT